TGCCAAGAACACTTCTTTCCTCTCTCAAAAAACAATATCTTACCACAATATAGATCGTTATTCACAATCCACTTCTCATATCCCCATCCTTTAGAATGTATTTCTATTGTCTCCATACATCAACCCCATGCTTAACAAACTTGAAAGGAACTACCCTTCCTACACCCTTATCTTTAAGTGCTGTTATTAATTTATGTCTGTTCTCAAACTCAGTAAAGAGAACCATGTGTCCACCTCCACCTGCTCCTGATATTTTAGCACCTGTAGCACCGTTCTGCAAGGCATAATCATATGAGTCTAATATCTCTGGTGAAGCTACATGAGGATTAGTTTCTAACTTACTTCTCCAATATGTTTCCATCAACTCAGAGATCCTTTTCATATCTCCTGTCAATAAACTCCTCTTATACTCTATACATGCTTCTTTAATCTTGTGAGTAGCATTAAGAACTACCTCATCATCAACCAAACCCTTTGCTGTGTTCTCAATCACTCTAGAATTTTCACGAGGTTTACCAACATAATAAAGTACGGTGCTTAACTCCATCATGTTCTGAGTTTTATAGTTCAACCTTAAAGGATTGACAATCGTTCTACCATCTTGTAAGAACTCAGTAAAATTAAACCCACCAAATGCAGCAGCAAATTGATCTTGCTTACCACCAGGCATGTTACATATCTTTCTTTCAATATCTACAGCATAATCTGCTATATCATATTCACCTAGAGGGATCTTATGATACTCAGCAATAGCAGATACTAATGCTACTACAAGAGCACTTGAACTTCCTAGTCCACTACCAGGAGGTGCTTCAACATAGGTTGTAATCTTAATAGGATGTCTATCTACCCTATGCACAGAAGTTAAGTATTGATAGGTATTAACAAGAAGTTGTAGATCACTATCAACATACTCTCCTTGCATAAAAGGGGTACTGTAAAAGTCATGTCTTTCTTCAATACCTAGATCAACACTCTTAAAAGACCAGCACTTCTCATGATTACATTCACATGGTTCTATCTTACAGTATGCATACTGGTCTATAGTTCCATTCAGAACCACACCACCATACTTTTTCCAATAAGGTTCAAGGTCTGTTCCTCCACCAGCTAGTGCCATGCGGAGTGGTGCTTTAGAAAATACTGTGCTCATCCTCTAGTTTGTAATAGATCTCCAAATATATCTGATGTACTAGGAGTTCCTACACCAAATTCATAATGCTCTATATTATAAGGTCTTCCTACGTTCTCTATGATCTTGTGCATATGAATGATACCATCTGCAAAATGATCTTCTACCTTGGCAAGGTCATCATAGAATGCCAAGTGCTTAGTAGGAACAATAAGGAACCAGTCAGACCAGTGCCTATCTGCCCCTGCAACATGTCCGTTCTGGTTCATTACTCCATCACTCTCTAAGTCCTTCATCTCAATCTCAGACTCAAATATAAGGTCTGTTCTCATACGAATAAAGTACTCATAGTCATCAGGGTTCTCTACCAGTTTAGCACAATCTGCTATTCCTTGATACTGTGATTTAAACCTATACACTATGTCCTTTGCTTTCTCTGGTGTGACTGACATATCAGGTTCAGCAGAGAGTTTATCATAGTCTGAAGTATCATATACAAACGGTTCATTTACCTGACACTTCACCATATTAAGTGGAGTATATAACTCTTTAAAATCTTCTAGTTCATTTGTCTCATACTTAATCTTATTCTCATGATGGATCTGACTACCCTTCCAGTTCTTCTCATCCCACTGAAGATTAGCATAGATGTCATAGTCACCTAGACCATCTAAGAAGTTCTTCTTTATATTAGGAAAGGTTGTCCTAACAAATCTAGGATAACCAGAAAAACAAACTGCAAACTTTTTTTTCATAATTTTAAAAATAATTAAAATTGATTAAGATTCTAAAAGGTTTATTTGTACAAGTAGTACCTGTATGGGGCATATTAGCTGGAAATGTAACCAGTCTATTTTCAACACTCTCTATTCTAGTACCATCTTCAAATTCTGTATACCCATCATTACTATTAACATAAAAAATAGAAGCTTTAACATTATCCTTACTGTGATCAATATGAAATCTATGTTTTACTATTGATTCTGTTCTTGGATTTAAATTTGCCTTAATTCGTATCATATCATCACCATCAAGATGTTTAATAATACCTAATAAAGCATTTATAAATGGCGACTGCGACATACGAGAAATAAAAAACATATGAGATAGTTGCCAATTTTCAATATCCGAACATAAAATATCTTCAAAAACAATAGTAGATGTAAACCAAGGAAAGTCTCCACCCATCAACAACTCATACAATTCTTTAAAATCAGATGGTGATAAAAGATTATCCTTAACTTCTATATTATTCATAACAAAATTTCCCCAATCCTTTTATGTATTGTTGTTTTTATTTCTTCTTCTAATCCTTCTGGTTTATTAAACTTAGGGTGTGAAAAAACATAATGGCCACATATATTTACCAGAGCTTCTACATCAACTTCTGGATCAAAGTCCTCATCAACCCACTTCTTCCATCTACCTGAATCCAAACAAATCTTATAGAAATTAGTTCTCTGTTTCTGGTTCATGTTCTCCCAGTATATCTTCGTCTGCAACTGACCAAACTCTGGTGCTATGTTAATAGTCTGTAGTCCTACATCAAACTTCTGTTTAATTAAAGATGTTTCTAGGTAGTCACCATTATGTTCCTTATTAATTAAACCATACTCCTTCACTATCTCTATCGACTTCTCCAAACAATCTTTCTTATATGATCCTATATTCTTATTCTCTCTGAGTGCAGTACCAGATTGAATTACACAATACTTAATTGAGTCTTGCTCCTCTTGTGTGGTAGATGAATATATTCTCTTTAAGAATGATGAAAGTTTCTCTGGTGGTAGTGGTTTGATTGCCTCTTCTGTAGCAATCTCAAACTTAATATTAGGATTAACTTGTAGGCCCATTCTCATAAACTTAAGAGTCTCATTTACTGCATCCTTAATTGCTTTAAACCTCTTAAAAGGATCTATATGAATCATATCAAAGTTCTGACAATCAATTAAGAAAGACTCTATACCATTATCAACTTTATATCCTTGATTAGGACCACCATGATCTCTTACCAATAAAACCTTATCAGTTTTACTTCTCACATAATTACAGAAAGTTTCTGTCACCCATCCATTTACATACCCACTCTCATGATCTACCTGACGACGAGAAGGTATTAACCCAAGTGGTGCAGGATAGTCAATAACTGCACCAACTATCTCTTTACTCATCGGTCCTATAAAGAGTTTTGGATTCATACTACCAACCCCAACATACTCCAGAATATCTTTTTCCTTTTGTTGCTTCAGTAACACCATGTGGGAATAAAAAATTAGAAGGGAACATACATACATCACCCTTACCTAGTTTGACTATAGTGTCCTCCCAGAAATATAAATCAGCACCTTCATAATCATCATTAAAGTTAAAAACAAAACTTAGTACTGGTACTCCTTTTAATTTACCATCAAATATTGAATGAATATGATCCACATGATGACGCATGATCTGACCAGGTGAATAACGATTAAAACGAATCTCATTAAACATACTCAACATTTGTGCAGTTCTCTCATCACCTGGATTTCCATATGTATAATTACGATTATATTGTCTGCCCGATTCGACTATATATTTTTTCATTTCTAATAACAATTCTGGAGTCGGTGTTTGAATATCTAGTTCCATCGTTTCTTCAGAATGACGTTCATGACTCATATTAGTATACCATTCATGTTGCACCCACTTTCTAGTTTCTATATCTCGAACAATAGCATCACAAAGATCAGCAGGGATAATCTTCTCTGATACAAAGATACACTCTTCTAATTTAGTATCAGGTTTATTATAAGTCATAGGTTTAAATGTAGATTGTATTTACCAAAGTAGAAAAGAAAATCACCAATAGGTTGTGGATGAAGTGGAGCCATATTAATCCAAATCAAGGACTTAATAATATCAACCTTTCTATTATCAAGACCTTCTGATTCAATCCAATCTTCTAGAATCTCAACACACTCACACTTCTCATTACTTCTAAGTATATCAACTTTAATAATCTTATCATTAATATCAATAATATACAACTCCTTATCTAGGATATCATGATTAACAGTTAAGTTGTGTTTCAATTTAGCTAAGTCGTAATATATGTCACCATTATACTTATCACCACCAAAGTCCTGTCTCCAGTCAATCAAAGTATAATTACCATTCTTAGAAATAATATTCTCTAATACACAGTCACCATGAAACTGATATCCTTCAGCAGAAGATATATACTCCTTATCAATATGAACCATCAGATCAAATATAGATGGAATTTCTTCACCATTAATTACACAAGCACTATCAGTACCCATTCCATTATCAGTAAGATACTTTACTACCCTCTTATAAGTCTTAGTAAAATAAAACTCCTCACATATATCTGAGATGTCTATATCATTTTTCTTCCATAGATTATTTTTAGACCACTTCAAAAACTTCTTAAAGTTATTAGCATCAACTACCCTAGAATAAGTATCTCCAGTAGCATATTCATACTTATAAAAATTATCTGTTGACGCAAGATACTTTGGAGTAAGACCCTTGAGAGCAAGCATCCTGTCTATACGATTAAAACATATCTGCTTATCATAGAAGAACTTAATTACAAAGTTATCATCAAAGATAAAGATACTTTCATCTTCCTTATCTAATAGATGGAACCTATCAGGGATTGCTTCTCTACTCTTCTTAAGTGAGTCTACATTACCAATATCATACCAAGTCTTATAGTCTACAACTGAGAAATTAGAATGATCCATCATCTTTGTAAGAACATGACAATCTGAGAGACTACTTACTGTTGTCTCTTCTAATATCTCATCAGTATATTTCCAGAACAATTCATAATCTTTAATACCACATAGACCTATGTAAACATAATCAAAGAACTCTTCTC